GGGTTTGGCAAAGCTTATATGTCATGACAGAATTCGATAAAGCAGATTTAGACAACAACGGTAAGATCGACCGCTATGAGTGGGACAAGTTAGAACTTGAAGACCGTAGGCTTGAAGTTATCGATCGTGATTTAAAACGTAACGCTGAACGTAGGTTTACAGGTATGGCGTTGATGGGTATGTTAATTTATCCGTTTATCATTTTGCTTGCTTCTGTTTTAGGTTTTGATAAAGCTGCTACATTAATTACAGATATCGCGAGTGTGTATGTAATTGCTGCTTCGGGTGTTGTGGCTGCGTTTATGGGGTTCAATGCTTACTCTGCAAAGGCTGATAAAAAAGCTTCTAATATAAAAATGGAGAAATAAAATGGTAAAGTTGACTAGCTCAAAAAAGAAAACTGTCAAAAAAGTTATAAAGGGTTTGAACAAAGCTTCTAACTTACACGCAGGTCAAGCTAAAAAACTTAAAAAAGTTTTAAAAAAATAATTTTGACAAAGAGGTAAAAAAATGAGACCACACAATACTATTTATATGCCTTCCCCTTTGCCAGAGCCACAAACAGCTATGGCTCCTCCTATTCCTACTCCTACCCCTTATGTTGATCCCACTACTGCTGTTGATCCCACTACTGCTGTTGATCCCACTACTGCCACTCTTCCTTATGGTGGTCAACAATCTCCTTATGGTGGTCAACAACAGCCAATGGGTGGATTGATGGGAGGGCAAAGTTCAGGAGTAGAACAACTTTTACAGCCTTTTTTAAGTCAAATAAATTCGCAAATACAACAACAGGCACAGCAGGACATGAAACAAAAAATACCTGCTTATGTACAACAGATTAGTGAGATAACAAACACGACTTTTCCAAATCTTTTTGCAAATGGCATAGGTAGTATTCCTAATCAATTTACGAATTCGTTACGACCATACCAAAATCAAATGAATCCTATGATGGCTAATTTATTTAAGTGAGGACAACATGGATAATGACATTATTATTGAGCAACAAGCTTCCACAATAGGAACGAAAACCATAAACATTGGAACAGGTGGTTCGAGTGATGTTGAAGCAGGAATAGAATTTATTTACCATATGCGTGAGCATTTGTTAGATATTGGCGTAGCTACTATTTATGGTCTTTTCGTTTTTGCGATGGTTATGTGGTTAAAAAAGAAACTATCTTAGCAACAATTATTAAAAGGAATTCAGATGAGTCTGCTAAATAATCTCATAGGTCCAGTTACAGGAATACTAGATAAGGTTATAGAAGATAAAGACCAAAAAGCTAAATTGGCACACGAGTTAGCGACTATGGCTGATAAATTGTCTCATGAACAACAACTTGCCCAAATCGAAGTTAACAAGGCAGAAGCAGCTTCTGGAAGCCTTTTTAAAGGTGGGTGGCGACCTTTCATTGGTTGGGTCTGTGGGATTGCTTTTTGCTATCACTTTGTTATTCAGCCTCTTATTATTTTTGTAGTGGCTATAGTTGGCATAGACATACCTGATCTTCCTGAATTTCAAATGAATACTCTTCTTACAGTTTTAGGAGGATTACTTGGAATCGGTGGACTTAGGACATATGAGAAACAGAAAGGATTAACAAAATGAAAATGGTAGAAATCGGTACAAACATGGCAGGAGATCCTGTTTATAATGTTATGAACGAAGACGGAACTTTGTACAAAACAACTATTTATACAAAAACCGAAGCTGATGCTATTGTTATAGGTGATACAAGTGACCCAGACATAATTGAGGCTATTATAGTAGATGAAGACGCATCTGATTATAGCTCTATGAGTAAGATCGAGCTTGAAAAGCTGATGCGTATGCACGATGTTGAATTAGATAGAAGGAAAACAAAAGAACAGTTATTAGAAGAAGTAACAACTTTTTTTGAGGAGAACAAAGAGTGAAAGATAACTTTGACAAATGTTTAGAGATGCTTTTACATCATGAAGGTGGTTTCGTTAACCACCCTAGAGATCCTGGAGGTATGACTAATCTAGGGGTTACTCTTCGTGTTTATGAAAGATGGATTGGTAAAAAAGTTTCAGAACAAGAAATGCGGGATCTCACTGTTGAACAGGTAGCTCCTATTTATAAACACAACTATTGGGATAAATGTAGATGTGATGATTTGCCTAGCGGTTTAGATTGGTCAATTTTTGATTGGGCAGTAAATTCTGGTCCAGGAAGAAGTGCTAAAGCTTTGCAGGGTATTATAGGAGCAACTCAAGATGGGGGCATTGGTCCTAAAACTTTACAATTAGTTGCAGAACACAACCCTAAAGAAATGATAGAAAAAATGCACGATAAACGGCAGGGCTTTTACGAAGGACTAAAAACTTTTGATACGTTTGGCAAGGGGTGGTCACGCAGAAACCTTGAGACCCGAGAAAAAGCTCTAGAGTTACTTGCATGAATGAGCTTTACATTTATGAGAATATGCTTAAGAATGTTCGTGATCGGCAAAGTATGTTAAAAGAGGCGATATGTATTGGTCCTGTAGCAGACTTTACCGCATTTAAAGAACTACGAGCTCGTCTTGGTGAGCTTGCACAAACTGAACAGGATTTAAAAGACCTGCTAGAGAAAGTAAATAAACATGAATAAAACACTATATGTGCCTGATTATATTGCAGATAAACGAAAAAAAGAAAAAGGCGAGCTTGAAAAAGCGTATGTATCAGCAGACGAAAGATACTTAGAGCCTTCAAAACTTACCGAAAGTGCATTAGATAAATTACCTCAACCAACAGGTTGGCGTCTTTTGATATTGCCGTTTCAAGGCAAGAAACAAACAACAGGTGGTATAATTGTTCCTGACGAAGTTAGGGAACGTGAAGCCGTTGCCACAGTATGTGGCTATGTATTGAGAGTTGGTCCATTAGCATACCAAGACTCTAATAAATTTGGCGAAAATGCCTCTCCTTGGTGTCAAGAAAAGGATTGGGTATTGTTCGGCAGATATGCGGGAAGTAGATTTAAAATCGAGGGTGGAGAAGTCCGCATTCTTAATGATGACGAGATTATAGCTCGTATTAATCATCCTGATGATATTTTGCACCTTTAACAACATGGAGTAACCATGCCACAAGCAGCACAAAAAGAAGACCAAACGATCGATGAAAAAGAATCTGATGAAGTTGAAGTCGAGGTTCTTGAAACCGAGGAACAAGAAAAATCTGAGTCTGAATCAAAACCTGAACAATCAACTGAAGAGTTAGAGCAATACAGTGAGGGTGTTAAAAAACGAATCAGTAAGCTTACAGCTAAAATGCGTGAGGCTGAACGTCGTGAACAGGCAGCTATTCAATTTGCTCAAGCAGCTAAAAAAGAGCTTGAAGAAAACCAAAAGAAAAATGTTTCTTTAGATAATTCTTTTGTTAAAGAGTTTGAAAACAGAGTTAATCTACAAGACCAACTTTATAGAAACACTTTGAAAGAGGCGATTGATCGAGGTGATATTGATGCTCAAGTAGAAGCTCAAAGGCAATTAGCTAATGTAGCTTCACAAAACGATAAACTTGCAATGGTTAAACAACAACAAGCACAACGAGCTCAACAACCAGTGCCGATGCAACAGCAACAACCAGTGCAACAACAAAAAGCAAATCCTCCTGATCCTAAAGCTACTGCTTGGGCAGATAAAAACGATTGGTTTGGCTCAGATGAACCGATGACCTTAACCGCTTTTACTATTCATAAAAATTTAGTTGAAAATGAGGGGTTTGACCCTCATAGCGATGATTATTATGCTGAGGTTGATCGAAGAATAAGACAAGAGTTTCCACATAAATTTGGTGGTGCAACTCGTCAAAGTGGTCCCCTAGTAGCTTCCGCAAGTCGTGGTGGACAGAAAAAAGGGAAACAAAAGATACAATTAACAAAATCAGAGGTTGCAATCGCTGATAAACTTGGTGTATCTTATGAACAATATGCGAGACAAAAAGCTCGTATGCAGAATACGTGAGGATAAAATTATGAATGATAGAAGCCCACGCTCATCCCAAACTAGGGAAAAAACCGTCCGCAATAAACCGTGGACACCACCGTCACAATTAGACGCTCCATCCCCTCCAGAGGGCTATGTCCATCGTTGGGTCCGTGAATCAGTCATGGGCTTTGATGATAAAAAGAACCTTTCTGCTCGGCTTCGCGAAGGCTTTGAATTAGTTCGTGCTGATGAGTATCCTGAATTTGAAGCTCCTACCGTCCAAGACGGTAAACACGCAGGTGTTATTGGAGTTGGCGGTTTAGTGCTCGCAAGAATCCCTAAAGAAACAGTTAGTCAACGATCAGCTTACTTCCGAGGTCAAACTCAAGACCAAATGGATGCAGTTGACAA